TAGAAAAGCTTATGGCGATAATTGTAAACATAGGTGGTCAGATAAACCTTTAACTGAATGCGAAGACACAGGAACCGTTTGGCTTGACGAATACGACCATAAGCCAGCGTATAAATTAATAGAGGAGTTATCAAAAGATGACGCTATGAGAGAAGACTATCGCAAGATGTCACTTGACTTTTATAGAGATCACCAAGACTCACAACACGTTTACGAATCACTAATGGATAAAATAGAAAACAACATATAATATGGAACACTTAAAAGCAATACTAAAAAAACTCGAAGGTCAAAGAGACATCGCAATGGCAGACTTAGAAGTCTATCTAACAGCTCCTGCAGGAATTGGAGAACACCCTGGCATCGGCCACGAAATAGAAATCTTCATTGGTCAGATTGATGACTTAGAGGGTAAGATCGATGTAATTAAAAAATTAATCGCAGCACGGTGAGTTACTCTTACGCTTCTATAGTACCACTAATCGGTGGTGAAACAATCGCAATGCAGAATGTTTTCGGTAAACGACCCGAACATATAATGTCGTACGAAGCATTTCAAGCAAACGATTCGCAACTTCTAAACTATTATAATAATGAAGTACCTTATCAATTTTTAGATAACTATACTGGTTCTCTACAAGAAGTTGACGTAGTGAATACTGTTTGTCCTTGTGCTGGTTTATCCATGCTGAACGTAAATGCTAATGCATCCGCTGATGCAAATAATTGGATGTTCGAAAGTGCAGATTATGTACTGAAAACAGTAAAGCCAAAAGTCTTTTGGGGTGAGAATGCGCCAGGTCTTTATGGAAGTATGGGCGAACCAGTTGTTAAAAAGTTACGTGAAATTGGTAAAGAATATGGATATACTCTTCTTCTTTACAAGACTCGTTCTAATCTACACGGAATTGGTCAAGTACGTAATCGTTCTTTCTACTTTTTCTTTAAAGATGAAGCTACACCTATCTTTGATTACGTTGAAAAACCAATGGAAAAGATTGAAGATATTATTCGAAACGCTTTTGTGTCAGATGACGACCCAATGAACGCGTTGGTTAATGATAAGAAGCCAAGTGACGATCCGTGGTACAAGTATGTACTCGAAAAACTAGAAGGTGGTATAACTCACCCAGAGTTCTTTGAAAAGCTTGAGTCTTCTACTAACCCTATGAATTATATCGAAAGCGTTGAAGGTAGTTATGCAAATGCTGCTAAATGGTTTGATGAAAATGGTTATCCAAAGCAAGCAGAAAGATGTAGAATCATTGATGCAAAATACGCTGCAGGTGGTAATGTAATGAAGCGTTGTACAGAACTTGGAAAAGGACACACCTCCGCGTTCGTTGGACACTTTGCTACTCAACTAGCTCACCCCGACGAAGACAGATATATTTCTATTCGCGAAGCTCTATCAATAATGAAGATGCCTAAGGATTTTCAATTGCAGGGTGGTCGTAAGAATTTAAATATGATTTGTCAGAATGTACCAGTTTGTACTGCTCAAGATATGGCAGCTAATGTGCTAAAATATCTTGAAGGTGGTTGTGATACTATGCAAACAGACTTCATTAAACAGAACAATACGAACAAAACAATTGAGTATGTGAATAATACAACTACGTTAGATGAATTTTTCATTGACAATAACTCAAAATAATATATTATATAACATATGTCACTATTAGATAAATTAAAGAAATCGTCAAAGATAGCCGGTTCATCGGTTCTCGCTGACTCAAAGTTCTTTGGAGAAAAAGAACAAACACCAACGCCGGTACCTATGGTAAATGCGGCGCTCTCTGGTTCAATAGACGGAGGACTTTCTTCTGGCTTAACTGTTTTAGCAGGGCCTTCTAAACACTTCAAAACATCATTCGCTTTGTTGATGGCATCTGCTTATTTAAAGAAACACGATGATGCTGTATTAATGTTTTATGATTCAGAGTTTGGTTCACCGCAATCTTATTTTGAAAGCTTTGACATTGACCTCGAACGTGTGTTGCATACACCAGTTACAAATATTGAAGAACTAAAATTTGATTTAGTACATCAACTTGAAAATATTAGTAGAGCTGAAAAAGTAATTGTAATAATTGATTCTATTGGTAATATTGCTTCTAAGAAAGAAGTTGAAGATGCACTAAACGAAAAGTCAGTTGCAGATATGACTCGAGCAAAAGCTCTAAAAGGATTGTTTCGTATGATAACTCCTAAGTTAACTATAAACGATATTCCTTTACTTGCTGTTAACCATACATACCAAGAAATTGGTTTATTTCCCAAAGCAATTGTTTCTGGTGGAACTGGCGTAATGTATTCAGCGGATAACGTATGGATTATTGGACGTCAACAAGACAAAGCAGGTACTGAAATACAAGGCTATCACTTTATTATCAATGTTGAAAAATCACGATTTGTAAAAGAGAAGTCAAAGATTCCGATTTCTGTATCGTGGGAAGGTGGCATTCAAAAATGGTCAGGCCTACTCGATGTAGCTCTTGAAACAGGTCATGTGATTAAACCAAAAAATGGTTGGTATCAAGCAGCTCATAAACCAGAATCGAGTAATATTCGAGCAGCTCAAACAATGACTGCTGAATTTTGGAATGACGTTTTTGAACAGACTGATTTTAAAGAGGTAGTTGAGAACAAATACAAAATCGCTCATTCGTCAATGATTGACACAGTTACAGAAGAAGATGAGTAGTCCGCCAAATGTAGTTACCGTAGAACAAGAAGGCAACGACTTTTATGGTCTTCGAATTACTGAAGGTGAATATGAAAATGTAATATTCACCATCGGTAAGGTTCAACTTATTGAAAATAAAGAAAAAACTGAGTGCAAGCTCAAATACGATTTCAAGATTGACAAAGTGCCAGAACAATATAGTATAAAGGAATTAGATGATAGTATAGATTTTAAAAATACTATTGGAGATATATTGGCGTACCTTCTTGAAGAAAGTTCAAAATTAAATGCAGAAAAACCTAAAGAAACAAATACTGAACAGCTTAGTACATAGCGAAAACTATTGTAGAAAAGCTTTACCACACATTAAATCAGAATACTTGGAAAAAGAGTATCGACCTGTTTATGAGTTGATTCTTGAATTTATTCGAAGTTATAATAAGTTACCTACATCTGCAGCGTTACAGATTGAGTTTGGAAACTCAGATTACACTACACGAGCAGATGCGAATGAGATTAGCAAGCTCATCACTTCACTAGATACCGCAAGTGAAGTTGATGAAGCTTGGCTTCTTAATTCAACAGAAAAGTTCTGTAAAGATCGAGCCGTGCAGCTTGCTATTATGGAATCTATTGAGATACTCGATGGCAATAAACCAGATAAATCAGAAGGCTCAATACCAGAAATTTTATCAAACGCTTTATCTGTTTCCTTTGATACAAACATTGGTCACGATTACATCGATAACGCTAGTGAACGTTACGACTTCTATAAGAAGAAAGAAGATAAAATACCATTCGACATTAGTATGCTTAATACGATTACGAAAGGTGGTATTTCACGAAAGACTCTAAACATTATTCTTGCAGGAACGGGTGTCGGTAAATCACTTGCCATGTGTCACTTTGCAGCAGCTGCTTTATCAGATGGTAAGAATGTACTTTATATTACGCTAGAAATGGCTGAAGAAAAGATTGCTGAACGTATTGATGCTAACTTATTCAATATCGATATTGCAGAAATTGAAAACATGCCGAAAGACTTGTTTGAAAGTAAAGTTAATGTTATTAAAAAGAAGACTCAAGGTAAACTAATTGTAAAAGAATACCCAACTGCAACAGCACATGCTGGTCACTTTCGAGCTTTACTTGATGAATTAAAACTTAAAAGAGCATTTACACCTGATATTATCTTTATTGATTATTTAAATATCGCTGCATCTTCTCGTATGAAAGGACTCGGTGGTTCAGTTAATACTTACTCTTATGTAAAAGCTATTGCTGAAGAACTTCGTGGTCTTGCAGTCGAGTTCAATGTGCCGGTCTGGTCTGCTACTCAAGTAACTCGAACAGGATTTGGAAATACTGACGTTGAGATTACCGATACTTCGGAATCATTTGGACTTCCTGCCACAGCCGACTTAATGTTAGCATTGATATCGACAGAGAAACTAGAATCAATGAATCAACTAATGGTCAAGCAACTTAAAAATCGTTATAATGACCCTACAACTAACAAACGATTTGTAGTTGGTATCGATAGAGCAAAGATGAGATTATACGAGGTAGAAGATTCGGCTCAGACACTACAGAATGAATCTAGCACCCCAATAAATAATAACGATTACTCAACTTTTAAATTATGATTTACGTAGAAGCAACAGGTAGTAATAAAAAAATAAGAGATGAAGTAGAAAAAGCATGTAAATACTTTATTCAACGTCTTATGCCTAGATTGAAAAATTTAGATATCACTATTGAACTAATAAGAAAACTAAAAGAAAAAGACGAAGTATGGGGTGATTGTACGTGGGAAGACCAAAATCATTGTCCACGAGAGTTTACCATTCGACTTGATTCTACAGTGAGTTATAAAGATTTAATTGATACTCTTGCCCACGAGATGGTACATGTGAGACAATATGTCAGAGGCGAATTAGTTGATTTAGTTAGAGAATCACGAAAAGTAAAGTGGAGAGGCAAAAGGGTTGATTGGTATGATTCACCAAAAGAACCTTGGGAAAAAGAACCAAATGAATTATCACTAGAATTGTATAGAGAGTGGATTTCTTATAAATAGTAGCAATGGCTACTAATCTTGGTTCAAAGGAATTACTTAAACCCAACTCCAAAACAGGAGAGCCTCGTACGGAAATACTCAAACGTCTAATCAAAACGAAGACACCAATTGTTCTATTGTCTGGTAAAAAAGTTATTATCAAAAATGATAAAACAAACATTGCTTTAATTGAACAACATATTAAAGACCAGAAAACCTTTTCTCTAGTGTCTTCAACGGGTGCTTTTGTACCTATTACACAGATGAAGAAAGATAAAGCGTTTGGCGGCGGTGGTGGTGGTGCTGGTGGAGGTACCGAAGAGACCGCAATCAATGAAAGTGCTCAGTGCTTATGGCTAGCAGCGGTTATGGAGAACCGTAATAAGCCAATTGAGTTCTTTACTGATGACATATTAAAAAAGTATGCATCAAAGATCGATGTTGATAAGCCGTTAAGTAAAATACTAAACATTGATTATACTTGGAAGAAAAGCTCTTATATGTCAGCTCATGCTATTATTAAGGGCGGATTTGTAAATAATCAAATGAAGTTTCATAGAGGCTCAACCTTTATGAAAGAAATATATAAGGCAAAAGATAGAGCATTTAAAAATAGTGGCTTTGCTAAATTTACAGACGATAAGTGGAACCCTGGTGATATATGGGCAATTAAAACAAATTTTAATCCAAAGTCCTTTGATGATTCTAGCGTCAAAGCTCTTCAAAGAGACATACTTGATAAATTTACTAAAAGACAATGCGTTGGAATATCTCTCAAGAAGGTTGTAAAGAATGTTAGAATTAAAAAAATAAATATCACACTACCACCAGATGTAGGAGATTATAAAGTAAAAGATGTTCTATTAGAAAGTGCTGCAGGAAGCTATTGGAGTTCGAAAGGCGGAACAGTTGTCTATGATGATGGTAAGTTACTTGCAAAAGATAACTCAGCTTTTGGAACAATTAAAGTTGAGATATCAGGTAAAACCGCACGAGGTGGCGGAGCT